CGAGGATCCCTTCTCTCCGACGTCTTACCAACGTCGAGGCGTCCGAAAGGGCAAGAAGGATGGGTTGCGACGGTGCCTGCTTGGGCTCGTGTCGCGACAGTGTGATCCGCGAGTACAATCGTGGTCGTCCGAGTCTGCCAAAAGACCGCGACTCCATCATTGCTGGTTGCCGGGAAAATGCTTTCTTCCGGCCGGCCCTGATGCGGATCGGTTTCCGTCCCCCCAATGAGGAGATCGGATCACCCACTGTGGTGGTCGTCCATTGGTTTGAGGAGACAGTCCATGCTTGGGCGTCTCGGGACTTCTTCCAACACATGCATCGGCATGGCAAGACCTACCCGGACACGCTTCCGGCGAAGATCATCGGCCTTCCCGAGCCTCTGAAGATCCGGACCATCACGGCCGGACCAGAGGTGGCATACTTCGAGGCACGCTACCTCCAGAAGTTCCTGCATGGACACCTTCGGAAACATCCAGTTTTCCGACTCATCGGCGGGGAGTTTACCCGCGAGGACATTTCGACAACCTTTCGAACGCCTCTCATCGATGGGGAGTTTTTCGTCTCGGGCGACTATAAGTCTGCCACGGACCTAATCTCCGGTGCTCTCTCCGAATGCGCGGCCGATTCTATATCGGACATCGTCGCACTCCCTCCGCATCTGCGGGACCTTTTTCGAACAGCACTGACGGGCCACACCGTGATGTTGAAAAAGAAGGAAGGACGGCAGGCCAATGGCCAGCTCATGGGTTCACCCCTTTCCTTCCCCATTCTTTGCATTATTAATGCAGCGTTAACACGTTACGCCCTCGAGCTGAGGAAGAACTGCGTCGGGACTACGACGCTTGGGCAATTCCCTCTTCTCATCAATGGTGATGACGTTGGTTTCGTGACGGATCACGACGGTTATGAAATTTGGAAGGTCATAACGAAGATGGGGGGTCTTGTGTTCTCCGCTGGTAAAAACTTCACCAGTCGGGACTTCATCGTACTCAACTCGTGCATGTTGACGATGGTGGGATTGGAGTTCCCACGACCCATGTTCGGTTCGCCCCAGACGCGTCGCGTCGGGGTCCCCAATTACGCGCAACGCGCGGCCGGTAGTGGTACCGAAGGGGACGGCAGTTGGGAGGTCATTGACCCTCTCCGCGCTCGCAAGCGCGACTGCCGGGAAAAATGCTTGGGGG